GACCTCGGTTATCCTCGCCTGTGCTTGACGGCGATTGTCTCTATATCCGCTAAACGTCATCGCACCTCAGCGGGAACATTGAACCCAGTGTAATCAAGATCAATAAATCCTAATGCCTGTGCTGCGTCCTGCACGCGCATAAAGCATAGAGAACTCTCTGTAAACGGCATAACCCAAAGCGTCAACCATGTGGTCATAACCATTCGTTTTATCAGGATCACCGGTCTTCTCATCATAACTTTGTAATTCCAAGCACTCAATAAGTTTTTTGCATTTAGGGGAAATCTCTAATTTAATTTCCCCTTTTGAATTGCATAACAGTGCATTTACTGAAGCAACCCTATCTTTTATCGGCGGATTACTTTTTCCGCTGCAATTGCTAAATCCATAACTCTCGAGAATAGCGATGTCCGTTCTTGCAGCATTGGTAGAGCGATTGCCTCCGCTGGCATCGGGAAATGCTCTAATTCTTCTATTTGGATAGCGGCGTTCAACTTCTTTACATAATGCATCGGTGTCATAAACCTTTGGAATTTCATCGATTATGACGAGCTTATTGCCGTCACGCACCCCAATAACAGCATTTGTATTATCTACGTTGAAATCACAACCCAAAAGTAACGGCTCTTCGCTGTAATCTTCAGGCTCCTTGATGTGTTTTTCTCTATCGAAACGGTCATAAACTTGACCTGTTGTGAGATTGACAAATTGCCCTTCTAAATAAGCTTTAATAAGATTTTCAGGATAATTAGCCCTTAATGAATCAATAAAACCATCAGGTAAAAATGGGTTATCGGCTGTCTTGGCACGTATTAAAGCAGTATCGTCCTTGGCTTCTTTCTCAAATGTATTAAACGCCCATCCGTAACCTTCAGGAGTAGTGGCGCAATACAACTGCTGTACATTTCCAGACCTAAGACGGGCAAGAGCCATGATCGTTGCTTGCTCTGCATCGTAGGTATTCACAGTATCCGCTTCATCAAAGCCAACCGCACAAAGGTTTTGACCTCTTAAGCGTTGGTAAGTCAGCATGGTTCTAAGCAATATCGTGTGATTCCCTTCAGCAAAATGCAGCGTATATTCCGGCAACGGACTTGCTCGGAAGTCAAAAGGAATATCCCATTCATCTAAAAGATCATTCATCGTACGCTGCAAAATATCTCTCAACATCGGAGCAGTTGGTTCAAAAAGTGCTGACACATAGCCAACATTGAGACAACCAAGATGAATAGCTTTAGTTACCAATGCATGTGTTTTGCCTGCTCCAAATCCGCAAACTAGAGCGAGTTTTCGGTGATCTATATCGTCACAGAATTGCTGTTGATGAGGTAAAAGACCTTTCTGAATACGAGCTAAAACATCTGCGGTAGTAGGAATATTGTTAATAGCTGATGCCGTAGCAAAAGACATCAACGGCTCTGATTCACATAAACCTGCAAGAACTGAAGGCATCAGCTCATCTCAAAACGCAATAGTTTTGCTTGCAATTCAATAGCACGCATAGCGGCAAAATAGTTGCCGTTTTCTGATGCTCGCCTCTCTAATTCCTGCAATTTTGCGACGGCTTGCGCGAGCCATTGAGGTCTCTCTAATTCTGCATCTAGCCGCTGAAGATCACGAGCACGCTGAATATAAGTTTCTGTTTGTCTTTCTGAAATACCCCATTCATCCGCAGCGTGTCGAACGATCTGAGTTTTAGATAACCCTTTCAATAAAAAATCGTACACACAATTAATGCGTGCATCCATCTCGGGGATAGTTGATTTTTTAGCTCTCGGGGAAGGCATAAAGGAATCTTACCTCCCAATTTCAAAAGCAGTCTCTAAATGGGCCTTAATTTGGTAAAGATCATTAGCAAAAGCGGAAAGAATTTCAGGAGGGAGAGGAAGTTGATCTTCGATAGCGTTATCAGAAATAGCAGCAGCGGTCCATTTAGCTTTTTTCAAAAGTTCAGAGAGATTAGAAATAACGGGTTGCTGTTTTTGGGAGATGTCCATGTGTTATTGAGAAAAGGTTTATATCCGACCTCCCACCTATGCCTACCTATCTATCAAAGTTACCTAATCCCTATAAACCCCTATATATACTATATATTATATAAATATATATATAGGTAGGATAAGTAGGATATATAGGATAAAGGGAGTTGCAGAGGTCATTTTGAGCTGTCCTACCTCTTCAGGGAGGTAGGTGAATCAAGTTGCCAGGTCCATCGGTAGCCCTGGGGTGTAGTTTTTCGTTTACGTGCATAACCAAGCTTCTTGAGAATGACGGCCATAGCCATTTGATCGGCGCGAGTGAGTCGATCAAGGTCTTTTTCAACGGCTTGAGTGAGGAGTAATTCGGTTGTGATGTTTTCAAAGGAGGCATGACCGGCGAGATATTCAGCAACGCGAGGCAACCAAGGATGATCAACTAAATACGATTCGTTTTCTTCCTGAATGAAGTTCTCTTGATCGATTGTTAAGTAATGCGGTTCTTTATTGCGGTAAGCATGAACAGCAGCAGACCAAATTGAATTGCGTTCGATTTCTAAGGATTCGAGATCGATGGGTTTAGACATCGTTGACTCAACGGGGATGACATGAAAACGACGGTTGCCAGTGTCATCAAGCAAAAAACCAGATTCACGGTTAGTGCTTCCAACCACAATACCGCGTCTGGGATGTTCTTCTGTTGCTTTTCCGTAAGGAACACGGAAGAGATCAGTTGAGCGAGAGAGAAAAGATTTAATTTGGCCAGCATGTTTCTTGCTGGTTACAGAGTCCAATTCTGACCATTCCATTATCCATGACCTTGCGAGTACGAGTAGATCGTCTTTTGAAGAAATATCACCCAGAGCGTCGGAGAAGAATTGGCCGCCAAGCGTTTTCCAAAAGGAGGATTTTCGAGCACCTTGCGGACCCATCAGAACAGTTGCCGTATCGTGTTTACAACCAGGCTGAAAACATCTCCTTACGGCGTTTATCAGAGTTATCTTGAGCATGTGGTCATAAATGGTCGGTTCTGACTGGGATATATCGGAGGGTCTGAGGTAAGTAGTTGCTAATCGTTCGATATAGGTGGGAGCAATGTTGTCAGCACAATCCTCGAGGTAATCACGGACAGGATCGTATTCATTCTCACGGCTGATTGTGACTAAACAATCAAGAGCCAATTCTTTTGGAACTTTGTATCCAAGTTGAGCAAGTTGAAGGTAAAAGCGTTCGGCCCCTTTGATGGGTTGTCCATCCATTTCAATGCTTTGAGTAAAGATGTTGAAGCGGATCTCTTGTTTTTGACTGCGGAGGAAGTGAAGAAGCTCATTTGCTGAAAGCTGCTCGAGCTTTTTAGAAATAATAGAAACTTGTTCTTGTTTTTTTGGAGGAGGCGTTAAAGATTTTGGGAAGGTCTTAGGAGGAGGAGACCAACCATCAGCGGTTGCTAAATGGTGAAGGGTCCCAAGAGAGACACCGGATCGTTTGCCAAATGAGTTCCATTTCTCCTCACACTTTCCTGGTTCATAGAGATGCGATTGGGAAGACCATTGATCCCACGGAGCAAGAAGTCTGTCATCACCGACGCTATGAAGAGACATTCCTACTGCTAGCCAGTCGTCGTAGTTATCAGCTCTTAACGGTGCTAAAGCGTCTAAATAATTGAGAGCTTTTTCATAGTCGGAGTCAATAATGACTTCAACCTTGACGGGTTTAGTTCGCTCCTTCTTTTTAGGGAGCATTTTTTGAAGGATGAAATCAGGCGCAGTAGCAAGAGGAATATCATCGGGCGAGCGACCTGTCATCCATGAGTAACCATCAGTAGATGGATGCTCTCCACATACGACAGACTGGCAACCAGTCCAACGGAGTTCTATCTGCTCAATGTTGCCTTCTTTATCTTTGACACCTGTTTTAAATTTGCGGGTGTTGATTTTGTCCCAATAGTCTTTTGGGACTTGGTAGATGATTTGATAGCGACCAACACGACCGGACGTGACCATCCAAGACGGTGGAAGTTCACCCCAATCTTTTGATGCAAGGAGTGAATCACAGCTCGAGCCGTCGTGATCAAGAAAAAGGATGCCACCGGATTGAGGTCCAGCAAGAACACCGATAGCTTTTGCGCGATCTGATTTGAGTTCAGAAAATAACTCGCCACGGGTGAGGGGGTTGTTCTGCCAATCTTTTTGATACGGCTGCTTATTTCCGTTGACAGCGACAAACCCCCAACCAGCAGGCAAGCTGCTGAGTTGAGTTGTTAAATTCATCAATTCTTTTTGATCAGTCCGGTAAGAGGTTGGTCAAGAAGAAGGAGCTGCAAGATTGTTCGCAGGTATGCAGCTCTTGAAACAGAGAGATTTGCAGATTGCTCATCAAGCCAAGCAATTTGTTCTAGGGAGAGTTCAACAGTGATGACCCTATTGCGCTTTAAGTCCAATGGTGTTCTAATGGGGTTTCAACAGTCTAACGCTATCGCTAGTGTCAACCCCCATGAGCACCACTACAGATGATGTCTGGCAGGAGATCCTAAAGAATTTAGAGATTCCTTCTTCTCGGATGCTTCTTTCTCAGCAGGCAAAGATAGCAATAATCGATGAGAAGGAGATTGTAATTTTAGCGGCCAAGAATTGGATAGGAATGGTCCAGAGCAGAGCGAACCTTATACAGCAATGTGTGGATCGGGTTCTCCCTGGTAAGACCGTGGTCATTAAATCTAATGATTGAACTTAGGGGGTATCAACAGGAGGCAGCTAAGAAAATCACTGCTTTGCTGGATCATCACCGTTGCGCCTACCTATCCGGTGAAGTGCGAACGGGTAAAACTTTAACCGTGTTTGAAGTTGTAAAGAGAATGAAATATGAACGAGTGCTTTTAGTGACAAAAAAGAAAGCAATCCCAAGTATTGAAGATGACCGAGACGCTATGGAGTTAACGGATCAAGTTCAGATTACAAATTTCGAGCAACTTCCGAAATTTGCTTATACCTTTTGGGATGCTGTCATCATTGATGAGGCCCATTGCGTCGGTGCCTATCCAAAAGAAAGTCGTCGTTATAAGAATCTAAAAGCTATTAGATATAGCAATATTATTTTAATGAGTGGAACACCAAGCCCTGAGAGCTTCAGCCAATTATTCCATCAGTTTCGATTAGCTAATTTATGGAGTCATTACAGGAATTTTTATGAATGGGCAAAAAATGATTATGTAAGCATCACCGAGAAAAGAGTAGGAACAGGACAGATGGTTAATGATTATTCAACGGCCAATAAAGAAAAGATCTTGGCGGATATAGAACCTTATGTCGTACGGATGACACAAGAAGCCGCTGGATTCGAGACCCAAATAGAAGAAAAAATTCATACGGTAAGGATGAAAAAGAGAACATATCGATTAGCACTGCGAATTATCACCGATGGAATTATTGGTCATCCGGGCTGTCGATCAGTTGTTGCAGATACAGGAGCAAAAACAATGGGAAAGCTCAGGCAGATTTTTAACGGTCATGTATTAACAGAGGAACATGGAGCAGTAATTTTTGATACAAGCAAAGCGGAATATATCAAAGAAAACTTTCACGGCAAGTTAGCGATTATGTATTGCTTCAAAGCCGAGCAGATCATGCTGCACCGTGTCTTTGGAGACCGAGCAACAGACAACCCCGAAACATTTAACAGTGATCCCAACTCAGTTTTTATCGGTCAAATTCAATCCAGCCGTGAAGGAGTCAATCTCTCAAGTGCTGATGATTTGGTCTTTATGGGGATTGATTACTCTGCATTGTCCTATTTGCAAGGACGGGACAGAGCGAGTTATTTAGGTAGAACTAGGAGGAATAAGGTCCACTATGTCTTTGCTGAACGATCCATTGAACCTCGCGTTTATGAAACAGTCAGACAAAAACAGACCTATACGGTCAGCCACTATCGCAACGACAGAAGCGGCATATCAGAGGAAGCTAATCAAGAAATACGAGACGGAGGGATGGCATGTTTTGAAACTGCTAATGCTGAACAAAGCTGGATACCCCGACTTAATATTGCTTAAACCAAATGAAGTGAAATTTGTAGAAGTAAAAAGAAAAAACGGACGTTTATCAAAAATACAAGAATATCGAATTGAAGAACTACGCCGAATAGGGTTCGAGGTAATTGTTGCGAGAAGTCCAGATTAAGATAATTTAAAAATGCACGGGATCCCCCAGAGCCGTGCACGTGGAGCAAGATAAAAGCGGCGGGGTCTTATTGGCCCCGTTGCGTTTCTAAGATTTCTTCCACTAAAGCAATTTTACGGACGTGCTTCTCTTTGCCGAGTATTTTGCACAACTCTTTATTAGATTTGCCGAGAAGTTGATAACGGAGTAGCTTGTCCCCGGATAATGGGGGCGGCGAACGGTAGACAAAAGGGTTCTCCATTTTCGAATGTTACAGACTTAGGACAGAGTATTAAGCGGATCGGTGTGCCAGCATTTTCGAGGGTCTTTTCCACAGGTACATTTGATCTAGTTTCGGCACATCGATTGCGGTGCTGTGTTTTATGGCGGTAGTACTTTTGCTCTGTGGAATCAATTCAGTATCAAGTTGATACTATTTTGATATCATCTTGTGACAGTTGACCGTGACAGCGTTGTGACACTTTATTATATCTTAAGGATTCAAAAAGGCCGACATCCCAGTTATAGCTTGCGGAATTCTTTATATAGTACACAGGTATCAATAAAGAAATGTTGCCTGAGGGCGACGGGGTGCGATATAACGCGTGTGAGGCGGGTTCTTCCCGTCTTGTCCTCCGAAAACCGAAACACATGGCTGTTTTTAAAAACGACCAAGGCGAGCGTTACACACTTGCCACCATGCACCAAGACCTACTTGATGCCAAGCAAGAAATTGCTCAACTCAAGCAGGCTGGTGACGGTTACATCTCTCAGCAGGAGTATGTCGAACTTGTCCGATACATCGGCAAGGACATCGCCAAGAGATTTGGTGATCACAACAAGCACTTTAACGAGGCTGTTCGTGATCTCTACCGAGCCGGATTCAATACCGGCAAATGGTTTAACGGTCAATACAACAGGCTCCTCGCCTGATCTATACGGCTCCCGCAAGGGGGCCTTTTTTTTTGTCTCGCCATAATGTCTGTATGGAAGACCTCATCCCTGTATTCCTTGAGCGACGTGACATGGAGGATCTCTATGCTCACCTTCGCCTTCATTACGGCCCTCTTGACTCAGGCACCGTCAGTAGAATCTGCTATGCCTTATCTAATGCTTTTGAAGACACCTCTAAGGAGGATATGTAATCACTAGCCTCTTCGATGTCATCGCAAAACTTACAAGACCCTAAATAACAACCAAGGTATCTATTAAAGACAGTATGACCTCCTGGCATCTTCCATTGGTGAATAGTTCCACCATTCGGAGTTGTTCGGATCAACTCAGGTCTTGCA